TTGACCGAGCTTCAAGCGGCGCTCCTGGAGCTGGAGCGCCGAAAGCGTGATGAGAAACTGCGCTATTTTGTGCCCAATGGGGCGCAAGCGCGGTGGATTGCCGAGATATCAAGACCGGGGGCATTCATCGTGATTAACGCGGGTGGCAATGGATCGGGCAAGACCTATGGCCTTGTCGCTATGTTGGGGGCTTTCATGTTCCCGAGCATTGCCCCGCCCTGTTTCTCCGCGCCTATCTTCAAGAACTTTGCCGGCCCAAAGAAGATTTGGGTTGTTTCCAATCCCTCAGAGCTAGGCGATACGTCAGCCATCCAGGCCGCGATTGACGAGCTTTGGCCCAAGGGTATGTATCGGGCCGATAAGAAATCTAAGCCCTACCTGTCCCAGTTCTCTACCGATACCGGCTGGAAGCTGGAAATGAAAAGCACAGAGCAGCATGAGCGTGAGTTCCGTGGATCAAACATCGGGATTGTCGCCGTAAATGAGCCCATCCCCGAGAAGATTTGGCGGGAGTGCGTTGCCCGTACCAGAAAGGGCGGCATTATCACCGGGGCGCTAACCTCGCTTAATGATGAGCCTTGGATGGTTGAAGGGCTCTTGGGCAAGCATGACGGCAATGACTACCGCATTATCTACGGCGACGTAGAGGACAACTGTAAAGATCACTCCGCGACCGGGACGCTGGAACACTCCCAGATCGAGAAGATTCTATCCAAATACCCCGAGGACGAGCAGGAAGCCCGCAGGACCGGAAAGCCGTTATCTCTCTCAGGCCGCATCTACAAGACCTTTGACCGGGAGGTACACGTTGCTAAACAGGATATTGCGGTTCCCGATAAAGCCTCTCATTACATGGTCGTTGACCCTGCCTTGGGAAAGCCTCTCGCTGTTATCTACGCATTCGTCGCGCCGGATCAGTCGGTTACGATATACGACGAGTGGCCAAACACTTATGAGTTTCAAGGTGCCAAGGATGACGGGAAGGACACGAAAGCCTACGCCGCCTTATTCCGGCAGATAGAGGCCCAGCATGGAGTGGGAAGCATTACTCGCATACTTGACCGCCATTTTGGTAATCACCGCCGTACTCTTGGTCACGATGCCCTGACGCTAAAGCAGGAGTTCGACAAAGAGGGGATTGAGTTCATGGATTCATACGCCATGGACGAGGAAGTAGAGACGGGAATCCGCAAGGTTAAGGACTTTCTGGCCTACGACAAGACTAAAGAGCTATCGGCCCTCAATCGGCCCCGGTTGACTATCTCTCCGAAGTGCAAGAACACCATAGCCGCCTTTGAGAAGTGGGGCCGTAACCCCGATACCAGGAAGCCCAAAGAGGAGTTCAAGGACTTCGCAGACGTTGTGCGCTATCTCCTCATGGCTAATCCCGAGTACGAAATCCCGTCCCAATGGCCCTCCGACGTTCCGAGGCCCTACTACACGGTTTCATGATCCAAAGCGACACCCTAGCCCAAGACGCGGTTGACTACCTCAACAAAATTGAGGAAGCGAAGCTTGCCGAGAGTGCGGCCAAGGGCAGAATCGGAGCCCGAGAGGAGCTTCTAAATTGGTGCAACCAGTGGTATACCACGGCCCAGACTTGGCGTAAGGCGTCCTTTGAGACTGATTGGCTTGGCTTCCAGCGCAATGCCGACGGTCGTTACGATCAGAACCTAGCCAGCCAGAAGCAACCCTGGCAGTCTAAGAGCTTTGTAGACCTGACCCCTACCCATCGGGAGACTATCCACGCCGAGCTATTCCGGCTTAGGGCGGGATCGGACATTATCGACGTTTCGGCCCGTAGCGGTTCAGACCCCGAGCAGGCCAAGAACATCAAGGACCTGGAAAAGCGGGAGTTTGAAAAGTCCCGCCTCTTGGTTGAGTATGACAAGGGTGTTCAGGATAAGACCACTTACGGTAGCGCCTTCTACCGCCTTTGGTTTGAAACCAAGTACGAGGACCGGGTTATCCAGGTCCCCATCCAAGAGCCTCTAAATAGCCCTCAAGCCATCATGCGTAGCATCATGGGCAGGCGGGCGACCGTCGGATACCAGGGGCAAGTTCAGAAGGTCCTTACCTATCGCGGGGTCAGAATTCGTCACTACTCGATTTGGGATATCTTTCCCGACCCTAAGGCCCTTGGGATCAAAGGCCACGCCCACTTAATCCGCGCCTTTATCACGCTCCAAGAGATCATGGACCGCGTTAAGGCCGGCGAGTTCATGGCCGAGTGCGCGGCTGCCATGTCCCAAGAGGCGTCTAACGAAGATACCCCAGCCGACAAGAGCCCGTTACAGACCGAGCGGGGAATTACTGACGATTCTCCCAAGAGAGAGGGCAATCAAAAGTCCTGGGAGTACTATGAGATATTCGCCCGGCTTCCCCAGAAGTGGGTATTCCCTCTCCTAAGCACTCCGGTTGAGGTTGTTGAGCCTGACGCCCTAATCCCGGCCCGTATCATCTTCCACAAAAAGGCCATCTTCGCCGTTGAGCTTAACACGGATTACGAGGGAGAGGCCCCGTTACTCAAGGATGACTATTTCCCCGTGGCTGGACGTTACTACGCCCGTGGCATCCCTGAGATGCTCAAGAACGCCCAGAACGTCATTAATGAGGTCGTTAATCAGAGGTTGGACGAGGGCAACCTAGCCTTACAGGAGGGCTTCGCCGTCATCGAGAAGGCCCTTACCAACCCTCAGGACCTAATCAAGGGCGGGCCTGGGTTAATCCTTCGCTTTGACGCTAAGAAGATGGGGCCTGACGGCGACGTTTCCAAGGCTATCTTTCCCCTGGGCCGTCCCGACGTGAAGATCAACGCCGGATTTACCGAGGTCCACGAATGGGAGCGGTTCGCGGAAGGCCGCACTTCGGCTAACCGGGTTGTTGTTGGTAACGCTGACAGGTTCCAGGGAGCCAATAGGACCCTTGGAGGCCAACAGCTTCTCAAGCAGACTGCCGGTGAAAAGTTCGCCTTCATCGAAATGCGGTCAGAGTATGACTTTTGGCACGAGCTTTTCATGAGCTACTGGAAGCTGATTTATTCAAACATCCAGCCCCAAGACGTTGTTGACGCCCTTGGAGCGGATCGCGCCTCCCGGTTCCAGCTTATGAGCCCCGAGGAAATCAGTAGGGCTTACAAATTCCAGCCCAAGGGTATCTTTGAGCAGACGGCCAAGGCCGAGAGACAGGCGAGGCTCTCCGCGCTCCATGAGCAGTTTAAGGGCCTTCCTGGGCTCAATGATATGGCCTTCTTTGACGCTGAAGCTGAGGCCATGGACATTGCCCCGGATCGGCTCAAGTTCCCTCAGTCTCAGCAGATGTACCTAGACGGCAAGGCCCAGCAGATCGCCCTACCCATGGCAAAGCAGATGCTGGCCGAAATCGTGATAGGTCAAGCCGTCAAGCAAGTAGAAAAGAACATGGCCGAGCATCTAGCCGAGCAGGCAGAGGGCGAGAAGGAAAAGACTGAGAAGCCCGAGAAGAAATAGCCATGGCATTTTACAGCCCAATATTACGCGGGATTGTTTTGGAGAGAGGAGACTGCCACTCAAGGGCATGGGAACTTGAAAACTATGGAATTGGCAAAGGTCATAAGGACGGAATGTGGGGCCAGTTCCCCGACGTTGATTGGGATGAAGATTCCGAGTTTGTTCTGGATCAGCTTTTGGCCATTGATGCGGGCGAAGCTGATATGCCAATCGCGGGATTTAGGAAAGTGACCAAGTACATTAAGAGGAGCAGATAGCCAGAGGCCGAAGGCTTAATAGCCTTGACTCTCATCCTCTCTTTGCTGACTTTAAGTCCCACTTGCTGGAAGCTATATCCGAGCTTGAGCAGGAGAGGGACAGATTTGACGCCCGTATCGCCACGACTTCTAGCGTCTTGGTGGCCTATGCCCATGAGATTAAAGCCCTAAAGAAACTGCGGGATTGGATGTATGACGAAATCGCAGATGGGGCCGAGCTTTTGAAGCAGAAGGAAATGGAGAAAGTGCCACGTTGAAGGGCTACATTTGCCGACGTTGCCGGTTTCAGATGAACGCACGAAAGAGGCCTAGTCATTGCCCATTCTGCCAGTTCATCGACCCTGTTTTAGCGGCAATCCCATTGCGGGACCCGCAAAGTGAGTTCGTGAATCGACCCCGAGTAATCGGGCAATCGGAGGCGGGAAAATGAGTGACGTTATCGTTAGTGGTGTAGTCCCAGAAGTGCAACTCGGACAAGCGCCGGCTGGTGACGGTGCTAAGGCCAATGTCTCCCTTGATTGGGGGAACATGGCCCAGGATATGGCCGCAATAGAAGCGGAGATGGGAAAGCCCGCGCAACCTGTTGGTCAGCCGCAGGCCGTGGCAACTCCTACCGTTCCCGCAATTGAAGCGACCCCGGCAGTTCCAGCGAATCCGGCCCCGACCGCGCCCAAGGCAGAGGCGACGGCCCCGGCACAACCGGCAGAGCAGGAGCCCGCCGTTCCTGAAAAGTTTCGGGGGCCAGACGGTAAGTTAGATACGGCCAAGCTGCTTAAGTCGTATGCCGAAGCCGAGAAGGGTCTAAAGCGTCATCAAAACGGTCAGGTTAAGCCCGCAGAGCCACAGGCACAGCCTCAAGCCCCGGCTACTCAAGGCAATGTAAACCTGACTCCTTTTGAACTGAGCATTGCCCAGGACCTTTTTAACGGTGGAGGGTACACCGAGCAGCAGGCAATCAGCAGCGCCCGCGTCCTTGCCCGCTTGGAGGAGACTAGGCATAAGGCCCTAGCCGAAACCACGCTCAGGGACGTTAATCAGGTCAAAGAGGCTATAGCTTTCGATAGATCACAGCGAGAGCTAAACGAGTTAGCCAAGGCTCATTCTTGGGTCCTTACCCCGAAAGGGCATGACGAGCTTCTACAGGTCATGAATGAAAGACCCTACGCCTTTGAAAACTCGCCCACGCCTTGGGCAGATGCTGTTGTGATTCTTCTGGGACGCAAAGCAATTAGCGGACAACAGGGACAGGTTATGCCAACTCCCACGGGTGGACAGCAGACGGCCCAGCCGCTGCCAGCTTCACCGGCTCCTGTTGTGACGCAACCGGTCCTACTCAACTCGAAAGAGCAGATCGAAGCGCACTTGAAAACACTCACTCCCCAGCAGGAGGACGAGTTTTGGAAGCGCAACGGTTTCGGGAAAGGGCTGGGTCTACAACCGACGTTTAACAGCGTCATTGGGACTCTCACAAAACCGGCACTGTAGGATGATTGGCTGACCAACAGACTTCAACCGTAGTTAACAGTAACATGCTGCCCGTGTACTTCACGCGGCGGCTTATGCGTGTCTTGGACGAGCAGGTTTGGCTCTACCAGCTTGCCGAAAAGTATCCCCTTCCCGAGGGGAACGGTACGCAAATGACCTTTAACGGTTGGAGGCGCATTGCCGCCCCCTCCTCGACCCTCGCGGAGCAGTCGTCTAACGCCGCGACGGTCCTTAGCTCGCGCAAGATTAACTGCACGATTGCCTCTTACGGTCGGCACGTTAAGATTAGCGACCTGTTTGAGAAAACGGGTATTGCCCCTGCGGCTCAGGGAGCGATTGAGCGCCTGATGCAGTCTGCCGCTCTGGCGAAGGACAACGTCGTTCAGTTGGCCATCTTCCAGAACAGCCTGGACCGGGTGGGTAAGGATACCAACGCCAAGACCAAGGCCCTCTCCGCTTGGTTCGGGGCGCGTATCTCCTCGTATTGCGCCAACACGGGTACTACGACCAACACCCTTCAGTTCGGGTTGCCTTGTATCCTGTCTCAGACCTCCGTTACTCGCCTCTCCGCGATGACGACTTATTCCGTGTCCTCGCAGTTCGGCGTTATCGGGCTGCGCCGGGCTACTTCCCGCCTCCGTAACTTCGACGCGCCGCCCTTTGCTGACGGCTCCTATGTGGCTGTTGTTCATCCTAACGCGATGACCAGCCTCCTGAGCAACAGCGACTCCCAGCGGTACTACGTCAATTACCAGGGCGGGCCGCAGGAGTCCATGTTCAAGGGTGAAATCAAGAGCCCTGTCCATGGTATCCGTCTGATTCAGTCCACGAACATTCCCCGTTACGCGACTTCGGCGGTTTCTGCCGTCCTCTGCCCCGTTTTGGGCCCGGACGCGGTTGCTGTTACCGAGCTTGGCGGGCTGGAGATGATCGTTAAGCGCCCGACTGATAGCGATACGTCGAATCCGTACAACTTGTTCTCGACTGTCGCCTATAAGTTCCGCGCCGTTGCCGCCGTTACCAACCCAAGCGCCGGTGTAATTCTC